TGGCAAGATTTAGACCTATCTTAGCCAAAGTTAAAGGTCAGAAAAACCTATCACCTGCCTATTGGTCAATTCGTGCTTGGAAAAAAGGTTTTAAAGTTTAATGAATGGCAAAACAAGAAACTATAAACCGATTAATTGACACCCACGAAGAACGTCTAATAGGCGTATTAAAAAAATTAGAAGATGACATTATTGCTGATTTAACTAAGACCACATCTGGCGGTACAACATTAAATACACAAATAGCCATTCAACTTAGACCTAACCTTAAAAGATTAATTGAAGAAAATTATCTTAAAGAAGCAGATGCACTTGTTAGTGAGTATGATGAGATTATAAAAGAATACCAAGACCTAATCCGACCCCTGCCTATTCCTGCAAGATTTAAAACACTAACCAGACCAGATTTAAAAGTAATTAATGATTTAAAATATTTATCCTTTAGTGGGTTTCAAGATATTGCAAATAGGTTCTTAGATACGATAGCGAATGAAGTTTATCAATCAGCAGTGATTGGCAAACCTTTTAATGAAATGGTCAAGAACATACGAGGACAAATCAATGGCGTCTATCAGCGTAGTAATGAAAATGCCATTAATAGATTAGTTAGCTATATAGATAAAAACAGATATTCGGCTGATGCTTCTATTCTTACCAAAGTAAAATTTGCTAGAGAAACATTACATACGAAATATGGTGCAGATATCTTAGGCGAGAATATGCGTAAATATTCATCTCAGATTGCACACGATAGTATTATGCAATTTGACGGACAATTCACTAAGTACAAAGGTGATGAAGCAGGGATAACTTCTTATAAATACACAGGCACAAGTATTACCACTACTAGAGATTTCTGTAGAAGGAACTTAAATAGGGTCTTTACAGAGGAAGAAGCACGAAGTGTTTGGTCTAGTCAATCTTGGTCTGGTAAGTCTGGTAGTGACCCATTTGTCAATAGAGGCGGTTATCGTTGCAGACATTCATTCATTCCGTTTGACCCAGAATGGGAAGAATTACTTGAAGAATAAATAATTTTTCTATAAAGATTGAATTAACACAAATTAAGGAGTGTCAAAATGACTGATGAACAGGGTCAAGTGAAAGAAACACTTGAAACAAAAAATGAAGCATCAGTACAAGAGGAAACAACAACACAGGAAAAAACAACAGAAGATAAAAGTCTTTCTCAACAAGATATTGAGAATATCGTCAGAACACGTTTAGCAAGAGAACGTGCCAAAATTTACAAAGAATTAGGTACGGACAATCTTGATGAAGTCAAAGAACTGATGCAACAAAAAGAAACTGCACAGTTAGAAGAAAAGAAAAAACGTGGTGAATTTGAGGACATCTTAAAAGAACAGGCAAATAAGTATCAATCTGAAATTCAAAAACTGCAAGGTGATTTGACAAATATTAAGATTAATGATGCTTTGTTAGGTTCTGCTTCTAAGAATAGAGCAATTAATCCTCAACAGGTTGTTGAACTGTTAAAGAATAGTGTCCAACTAAATGACGATGGACAGGTAGAAGTTCTTGCAGATAATGGAACACCAAGATATAACAAAGACGGAAATCTTTATTCTGTTGAAGAATACGTTTCTGAATTTCTTACACAGAACCCTCATTTCCAAATGGCTACACCATCTGGTAGCGGAAGTAAGGGGAACGTGGGTAAGGTGGACGCTAAACCTTTCAACCTAGCGGAATTGGATTTGAACAATCCAGAACAAAGAAAGCAATATGTTGAATATCGCAATAATCGTTCTGGGTTTAGTATGAAACCAAAACTAACTATTAACAACTAATACGAAAAGGAGTATGCCCAATGGCAAACGAAACAACATCAAGTAGTATTAGTGAACTATATACTGAGATTATACAGGAAGCGATTTTCACTTTCCAAGAAACCTCAGTTATGCGTCCACTGGTAACTACTTACAACATAACAGGACAAGGCAAACAAGTTGCTGTTCCTGTATTCCCAACTATTTCTGCATCAGCAGTAGCTGAAGGTTCAGATTTAGCAAACACAGAAGTCAATCCAACAGAAGCAACAATCACTGCATCTGAAGTTGGTGTAATGACAACTTTAACTGACTTAGCAAGAGAATCATCTTCACGTCCAATCGCACAAGACATTGGTCGAGTATTTGGTGAAGCAATCGCTAAGAAAGTTGATACTGACTTAGTATCATTATTCGGTTCATTTGCATCTGGTAATGACTTAGGTGCAGCAGGTACTGAATTAACTGCTGACTTACTTCTAAAAGCAGAAGCAACATTAAGAGCATTAAACGTACCTAAACCATACGTTGCAGTGTTCCACCCAAAAGCGATGTTTAATCTTAAAAAGACTTTAACATCAGCAGGTTATGTTGCATCTCAAGCACCTGCAATCTCATCAGTTGGTGAGAATGTTTTTAATTCTGGTTTTGTTGGTTCTATGTTTGGAATTGACTTATACGAGAACGCAAACATCTCTATTGATTCTGCTGACGATTCAATCGGTGCTGTATTCCACCCAATCTCTATTGGTCTTGCACTAAAAGAGGATTTCAAAATTGAAACACAAAGAGATGCTTCTTTAAGAGCAACTGAAATTGTTGGTTCAATTATGAAGGGTCAAGGCATCATCAAAGACAATTACGGTTGTGCTATCACTGTTGACAGTGCATTCTAATTGATGATTAAATAGGGTGGGGTTAATCCCCACCCACTAGAAAGGTTTATTATGGCAACAACAACATTTTCAGTAGCAAGTGCAGACTTACAAGATTATCAACCAGACATTTTAGGTTATGGTGTAGCTGACTTTGATACACAATTACAATTTGCAGAAGATGATGTTATTCGCCAAGTACGTGAGGAATGGTGGGAAAGATACAGACATACGGTGCGTTATAGAGATATTACCAAAGTGACCACTATTGAAATGGACGAAACAAAATTAACACCGTCACAATTTAAAAGAGCAGTTTTATTTAAAGCATTAGCAGATTATATATTTCCAATCTTAACTAAATGGAAAGACCCACAGGGAGGCGATGGTGCTGATGCATTCCAAGTACAAATGACCCATTACAGACAAAGATATGCAGAAGAATTTAACGCCATACTTCGTGATGGAATTGAATACGATGAAGATAACAACAGTACCATTACTGTTGATGAAAAAGAACCTATCCATAAATTACGCCTAGTTAGATAATGGTTGCAGAAGCAACAGTCCGTACTAATTCAAACGAAGTAAAAGCATCTTTTAAAAATGCTTCTAGGTCATTAAAATCAAAAATACAAAGAGGATTAGCTAAAGCATCTGCATTTGAAATATCTGCTATTAAAGACAGAACATTCAAAGGTAGAGATGTATTTGGTGCAAACTTCATTCCATATTCCAGAAAATCTTATTTCTTTAATACTGCACCAGAAGGTGCAACCCCTAAATATAAAACATTTCAAGGTGGTTATGCTGAATATAGAAGATACAAAGGCAGACAATCTGGTTTTGTTGATTTGAATTTTACAGGTCAAATGTTTAGTTCATTAACAAGTAGAATTGTACCGAGTAAAGGAACATTATTTTTTAGACAAGCACAGGCAAATAAAAAGGCATATTATCACGATGAAGCAGGTGCAGGTAAAACAAAAGTAAGAAGGCAATTTTTTAGTATTTCTAAAAAGGAAGAAGTTAATATACAAAAGATATTTGAAGATGTTATAAAGGGAATTAAATTATGAGCATAAGAGAAAACATAGCGTCCAATATTATCAGCACTTTAGATGCTGTTAATTCACCTATTGAATTTAAAAAGATTACTAGAGAACCATTTAATCCAGATGAATTAGCTGACCCACAATTCCCTGCCTTATATATTTCAACAGGTGATGAAACTAGAGAAGATTTTGCTTTAGGTGATTATTCAGCAGGTAAACGCAGTGGCACAATAGATTATGTTATTGTTGGTTATGTTAAAGGAACAGAAACCAATTTAGATACTAAAAGAAATGAATTTATAGAAGTCGTAGAAGAAACACTTGATACGGATAGAACCAGAGGCGGAAACGCATTAGAAACAAAAATTATAGAAGTATCATCTGATGAAGGTACATTATATCCTTTGGGTGGTGTTAGAATTGTGGTAAGGGTATTCTATGAATTTGTTAGAGGTAACGCATAATGGCTAAACGAGTAACATTATTTATGCCAAATAGTTTAGGAAGCATAACTGTTTGGGATAATGAACTAGACAAATTTTTAGCGAAAGGATATAAACTTTCAATAGAAACAAAATCTACTAGAACTTCAAAGAAAAAAGAGGTAATAGTAGAAGAACAAGAACAACCAAAGGAGTATGAAGAATGGCAACACACGTTGGAACAAGCGGAGTAGTCAAAGTAGGTGCAAACGCAGTAGCTGAAGTTACTGGTTTTACCATTGATGAAACAAATGACACAGTTGAAGATACTTCACTAACTGATACTGCAAAATCCTACAAAGCATTAAGAAGCGATGCTACTGGTACTGTTGAATGTCATTGGGACGAAACAGATGCTACAGGTCAAGGTGCATTAACAGTTGGTGCTGAAGTAACTTTAAACTTATATCCAGAAGGTGCAGACAGTGGTGATACATACTACACAGGAACAGCTATTGTAACTGGTGTATCTCAAGCAGTTACACTTGATGGAGTTATATCAAGAAACATAACTGTCCAATTCTCTGGTGGCGTAAGCACTACAACTGTATAATTTATAAATGCCTAAAAAGGATTATCTTGAAGGTGCTGTAAATCACTTTAAGCATCAAGAAGTAAGAATTATAGAAGTTGAAGAATGGGGACTAATTGGCGATGATGCCATTTATGTCAAACCGTTTACGCTACTAGAAAAATCTGAAATTTTCAAAGGTTCAAACGATAATGATTTGACTGTATTGATTGACGTTATCGTCAAGAAAGCAGAAACCAAAGATGGTGAAAAAATGTTTGACCTTGAAAGTAAGATTAAAATGAAGAAGTTTGTTGACCCAGATATTATTGGCAGGGTCGCAAGTCAAATACTTGGAACACAATCGGACTTAAACGACTTAAAAAAAAAGTAAGTTCTGACCAAGACCTTAATTTTCATTTCTTTCTAGCAGAAACACTACATAAAACTATTGGCGAAATATTGCAAATGCCAGTAGAAGAATTTAATTTATGGGTGGCATATTTTTCAAACAAAGCAGACCAACAACAAAAAGAATTGAATAAACAGAAGATGCAAGGTAAAAGAAGATAATGTCCATTAAACAATTACAGATTGATATTCTTGCTAAAGACAAGACATTAAGAGCATTTAATTCTGTAAATCGTGGTTTATCCCATGTTCAGCAACGAGTATTTAATTTAAGAAATGCCTTAATTGGTATTGGTGGTGTTGCTGTTTTAAAAGGATTTTTTGATGCAGGAGTACAAATTGAAAACTTAGGTATTCAATTAAATGCGTTATTTGGTTCAGCACAAAAAGGACAAAAAGCATTAGACCAAGTTACTGAATTTGCAAAAACTACACCTTTTGAATTAAGAAATATTCAACAAGGTATTACATCATTAGCAACTGTTTCTGATAGAGCAGAAGAACTAGGAATTTCATTTGATGAATTATTAAAAATTACAGGAAATACTGCTGTTATTTTAGGTGGTGATTTTGCTTTAGCATCATTACAAATTCAAAGGTCATTTAGTGCAGGTATCGGTTCTGCTGAATTATTTAGAGAACGTGGTGTTCGTGCTATGGCAGGATTTGAAGAAGGTGTCAAAGTATCTGTTGAAGATAGTATTAAAACATTAGCCAAAGCATTTGGAACTGGTGGTGAATATGGTCAATTAACAGAGGACTTAGCTAGAACCACATTAGGTACAATATCAAACTTAAAAGATGCTTTCTTTACATTTCAAGTTGCTGTTTCAACTGGTTTCTTTCCTGCACTTAAAAGAGAACTAGGTGACTTAAAACAAATTGTAGATGATAATCAAGAATCTATTACAGAATTTGGTGAAGCAGTAGGAACTAATTTAGTTAAGGCATTTGAACGAGGAAAAGAAGTAGCTGATGATTTAAAAAAACCATTACAAAATATTGCAAAATCATTCAACAGCATTATTGATGGATTTTTATTATTACCACCAGAGATACAAAACTATGGTATTATTGTTGGTTTACTATTAGGTAAAAAAGGAACTATGGCATTGGGTGTTGTTTCTGGTGCTAGAAGTCTAATTGAAAAGTATCAATTACAAATTGAAAACTTTATGACCACAGGTAGATATTATGCTACCAAACTTTTTGAAGAAATAGGATTAATAGCAGAAGGAAGTGCTGATAAAGTATTCCAAGAATTATTAGATATAAGAACAAAATTATCACAACAAATTAATGAAATTAATAATGATGCACCCAATGTTCTTATTCCAGTTACTCTTAATGGAACTGATGAACTTAACGAAGATTTAAAAGAAGTTAAAAAAAATATTGATGGATTGTCTGAAGCAATTAAAGGATTTCAAAGTGGTTTTAAAACAGCTATGGACGAAGCAATAAAAATTACA